ATGGCCGCAAACGCCGTGGTGACGCCCGCCGCAGCGGCCGAAAGTGCGACGCGGGCCCTGCGCGAGAAGGCCGCGAGCCGGGCGTTCGCCGCCTCCATCTCCCGGCTCAGCCGCCCGAAACCGCGCGACCCGGCCTCGCCCACGCCCTCCAGTTCGGCGCGCACCTGCCGTCCGCCCACGGCCGCGAGGCGGACGCTAACCCGTTTTTCCGCCATGGGAATGATCCATCTGTTCGTTGAGCTTGGCCACCATCACCGCCTCGATGACGGGCAGCAGTTCGGCCATGGCGAGCGGCGGCACGCCGAGGGCGTCACCGAGCGCCAGCGCGGCGGACATGTCCCATCCGATCACCGCGCCGGGCAGCACGCGGAGCTGACCGCCGAGGCGGCCGACCAGGTCCCAGACCTGCCAACCTTCCGGCGTTTCCGGACGGTTCAGCCTCGCCGGGCAGTCCTGGCAGGCTTGCGCGCAGGCTTGGCAGTATCGCTCGCCCCCGCCGAAGGACCACTCGGCGAGAGCGCGGAGACGTTTTTTTCCTGTTCCAGCAGCAGGCCCTTGGAAACGTAGGTCAGCTGGAACGCCTCGAAGATCGGCCAGACGTCGAGCAGCGCGTCGATCGCCTCCGGGCTCGGGTCGATTGGATTGCCTTCGGCGTCGCCGACACCCTCCCAAGCGAGCACCGCCCGCCGCGCCAGCGCCTTGGCGAAGGCCACCGCGCGCTCCTCGTCGGAGGCCTCCTCGGGCATGGTCTCCACGGCGGGATCGCTGCGGGTCGCCACCATCAGCGCGGTGGTCAGCGGGCGCAGCTGAACCTTCACGCCGGGCGCGAGGAAGTGCCAGTGCGGCGCACTGGTCAGATCGAGCGTGATCATCAATAAACCTCGATGTCGTTGATCAGCGTTGCGGTGCACATCCGGCCGACGACGCTGTCGCGCGCCGCCTGCCAGTCGAAGGTGGCCTGGACGCCCTGCGGTCCAGAGATCTCGATGCGCGGGCGCGGCAGGTAGACGGCGTGCACGGTGAAGGTGAAACTCTCGCCGGACGGCAAGACGTAGGCGAATTCCATCTCGCAGGCCTCGCCGTTGATGGCCTGCGTCACCAGCGTCTGGTCGGCGAAGCGCACCTCGATCCGGCCGGTCAGCGCGGCGATGGACGGGTCCGCTCCGTCGATGCGCCCGTCCGAGCGGATTGTCTCGATCCGGTCAAGGTTGTTGGCATAGGTAATCTCGGCCGAGACCACGTTGCCGAGGGCGGTGCCGTTGCGCGTGATCGACCCGTTGAAATGGCCGAAGCGCTTGAGCTCCAGCGCGGCGGGTGTTCCAGCGCTGGTCGTCGTGCTGACCGTCTCGCCCTGCGCCACCAACCGCGCTGTGGCGGTCAGGAGCCCCGAGCGCTGCATCTGCCAGGTGATCTGGTCGAGCACGCAGCCGGAATACATGGCAAAGCGCGGGACCTCCGGCATGCCGGTCTCGATCGACATGCTGGGCAGCGTCCAGGACCCGGACTGGAACTCGTGGGTGTACGGCGCTTCCGCACCCGTGGTGGTCGGCGCGCCGAACGCCGCCTTCAGCCAGAAGCCGAAGCCTGAAGCGTCGAGCGGCACCACGACATCGCCATCGGCGGTAACCGCATCCTTGATCGGCGCCAGCGGATCACGCCCATAGCCGAGCAGTTCGGAATTGAGCAGCGGCTGCTCCGCGCCGAGCGAGGAGCTGGCGAAGGGCATGCGGGTGAAGCCGCTGGCGGGCGGCGTTCCATAGGTCGTCTCGAACGCAAGCGCCATCAGCGCCCGCGCCCCCTGGGCTCGTGCCATGGTGTTCTCCTCGGGTTGTCGGGATCAGCCGAGCGGATCGGCCGTGGAATAGTGCAGCACGACCGGGATAACGGCCGCCTTCAGACTCACGGCGCCCTCGACCGGCAGATCGACCGGCCGTGGCGCTTCGGCTTCGACCCAGTCGCAGAGCCCGCCCAGCGTGCGGTCGGCGGCCAGCGCTGCGCCAATGCTGGCGGTCAGCGCGTCGAATGCGGCGTCACGATCGGCGCCCTGCACGACGGCCTCGATCTCGGCGCGGTGCTGGTAGTGGTAGGCCGGCGGCGACAGTGTCACCTCGGGCTCGCCCGGCTCGCCGTCGCGCAGGATCAGCAGCCCCTCGGCCGGGACACGCTCGGGCAGCACCTCACCGCGCAGGGCCGTGGCAGGCAGCGCCGATAGCCGCGCGTGCAGCGCGGCGAGGATGGTTTCGCGTGGGGTTGGCATGTGGTATTCGAACCCTGTTCCAGAGTGGTTTGAGGCTTGAAATATTTGAAGTTTGGCGAACTCCCGAAGTTTAATTCCACCACGGTGAAGGCCGCCTCAGAAAAGATTTCTGCGGCGATCAAGTTCGCTGAGCCTCATGCCGACCGCGCTCTCGATTGGGGACGAAGGCAGCAAGAGAGGGCGAGTTCGCAGTTGCCGAACGCCAGCGAGATTGAAGCATGGGCGCGGAAAAACGCCGAGCGCTATGACTGGCGCCCAAGGCCGTTATCGACCTCCTTGGAACATCTCGAGGAAACGCTCACGCAGATCGTCTCAGCAATCCGCCAGACATCCGACCGACGATCGCGGCTTTTCGTCAACGCAGTCATAGGAAAGCTGAGTGGGGCGATGGCGGTCGGTGGTATCTCGGGACTCGTTGCCACGTTCGGTGCAGCATCTACGGGAACTGCAATTGCATCCCTTTCCGGCGCAGCCGCGACGACAGCGCAGCTCTACTGGATTGGTTCTATAGTTGGGCTTGGGGTTGCAGGCGGTGGCCTCATGTTGGCAGCCGGCGGTGTGGGTGTCGGGGTCGCCGCTGGCATCTGGGGTCGAAGAAAGCTCCTTGGCAAACCTCGTTCCGAAGACGAACTTCAGGAGCACGAGAAAGCCGTACTTGTAGCATGCATAACGCTGATCAACGCGACGAAGCAGCAAAGAGAGCTGAGCCGGACGGCCTCATCTGCAGATATGCGGCTTGTCGCGGAACAAGTGCTCATTCCGCTGGCGAACCAGATCAATCAGCACTGGGATGATGCTTCCCTCAAAGAGAACGGAAAGTCCGAATGCGAACCATTCACGCGAACACTGGCCTACCTGCAACGGCGCAAGCTCGATCAGTGCAGAGCCGAACTGGGCCGGATCGCGCTGGCAGCGATGGAGAAGGACGCGGCGGCCTGACCCGAAGCGCTGCGGTCGTCGTTGCTGTCACCTTGCAGCGACTGCTCGATGAACCCACTCGCTCCTGGTCGATGGAAGAGGAACTCGTTCTCGATGCCCTCAGGCGGTCGGCGACAAACCTGAACGGTGCCACTACAGAGGAACTGGCCGTTTACATCTCTGAGCTCGCTCCCGAACAGCTGCGAGGTGTCGTGTCCAACGTGAAGGGCATCTACCACGAGTTGCTTTTCGTCCATGCTGAAAACATCGACGCAGATGACGTTGCCGCGCGGGTGTTCGAGGCGACCAACCATCAAGGCGCAGATGTGGAGTTCATTGTTGATGGTAATGTCATCCATGCCGTTCAGCTTAAGGCTGTCGCTTCGCCAGCCGCGATCTTCGAGCATCTTGCCCGCTATCCGGACATCGAAGTTGTCGCCACGGAAGAAGTGGCGGCTGTCGTTTCCGCTGCAAGTGGTTCAGGTTTCTCAAATGCGGCGATATCTGGCGATGTTTCACGCGTATTTACCGAACTGCCCGGAGACAGTATGGCGGTAGAAATCGCAGAAGGTGCTGCAACCTCGGCTCTGTTGGCGGGAGCCATCTCTGCAGCTCAGGTTCTGCGATCCGGCAAGGTTTCCCGGCAGCAGTTTGCGACGGCTTTTGGCGACGTCTCCGTAGGCGTCATAACGGCGACAGCATTGGACGTTCTCCTCGACGGACTGGCATGATTTCAACGCCCCTCCACCCAGTTTGCCACGATCAAACCCGGCACGCTGTCCAACGCCCGGTCCGCATCCCGCGCCAGATCCAGCCGCTTCGGCAACTTGACCTGTGGCACCAGCAGGAAGATCGGCGCGGTGACCTTGCCGCGCCCGGTCTTCGAGCGCGACACCACCGCCTGACCCTTCGTGTTCAGCCGCCCCTCCACCACCAGCAGGCTCGGCCCCGTGCGGCGATAGACGAAGCGCAGGCGCAGCCCGCGGCGCCGTTCCCATTCACCGGGGGTGATCCGGCCGCCGCGCAGGGACTTGCCCGCTGCGGGCAGCGGAATCGCCAGCCAAAACCCATTCTTCGAGCGGATCAGCGGGCCGGTGTCGTGCGCGCCCACGATGACCGGGGCCTTCGACCAGACCAGTGCCGCCGCGTCCAGGCTCTCGCCCGACCTCGGGAAGGTCTGGCTGCGGATCGAGTTGGCGAGCCGGGTGCCAAGCCCCGCTCCGGTGATCTGAGTGCGCCAGGCGTCTTTTAGCCCGGTCCCGGCCTCGCGCATGGCGGCCGTCACCGCACGTTCGCCCGCCGCGACCTCGGCCGCCATCATCGCGACGATGTCGGGATCGATGTCGAGCTTCAGTTTCACGCGGGCCTCAGATCCACGGTCCAGACCAGCCGCTCGCGGTCGCGGACAGGCTCGCCCTGGATGAGAAAGCCCTCGCCGTCGATCTCGATGCGGTCGCCAGGACGTGGGGTGGGCACCTCGGCCACGCGCAGGTCGATGCGCGCGGTCTCGGACCAGAGCCGCGCCTCCCCAAACCCGGTGACCTCATCCGCGCGGCGGGTGACCACGCGGATGAGTTGGGACACGCCGCCCTCTGGCGTGTAGACCGCCTCCCGGCCGATGTTGTCATCGGCGAAGAGCGCGTCCAGCGCCACGGCGACCGCATCCATCAGGTCCGCCGCGCGCTGCGCAGCACCTGCGGGCGGGTGCAGATCGGCAGCGGATTGCTCTCGATTTCGAGCCGTACCCACTCGTCGCGATCCCGATCGGGGATTGTGCGGGCGTAGAGCGGCTGGCCGAGCGTGTTGACCGTTTCGAAGGTGTCGGCGGGGGCGTAGTAGATCTCGAAGAGCCCCTCGATGCCTTCGGGATAGAAGAACGCCTTGTCGGTGGGCACGGTGAAACCGACGCCGCCCCGGTAGCGGCGGAAGGTGATCCCGCCGAAGCTGACCTCGTCGGCGACGCGGCCCCGCAGGTCGGCCGCGGCAGCAGTGTTGAGGTAGGTCTCGCGCACCTCCTTGTGGGTCACGAGATCGGCGAAGAAGGCCGAGCCGCATTCGGCGCGGACCTGCACGGCGCCGGCCGAGAGCCCGCCCATCGAGTCCTCGACG